CGCAATACTCGTTCCGAGATTGATAGCAAATGTCAACATACCTGCAATGGTGGTATAGATTGCATAACCAGTTTGTACTGCATTTGCAACTTCTGCCACCAGTTGCAGTGCAGAGTCAAGGATACCTTTTTCTGCATCTGCTGCCGCTTGCTGGACTTCAGGATTGGTTGAAAACTTAACTGCCTCCAGTGCGGCAATTAAATTTGTTTCTGCCAGACCGTTCAGGGGATCTCCTGGGTCAGAATGTGCATCATAATAGGTCAGTGCAACTTTAAGAGCTTTACCTTCGGGTGTTTGTTCAAGCCTGTCATTGGCTTCTGATATCAATTGAAATGCTTCAGTGTGTGCGGCACCGCCTGCTGTGCCAATCAAGTCTTGTATTGTGGCATCGCCAAACAATCCGTTGCCATAACCTAGATACGGCTTTAGTGAAGCCATGTCGCTGGCAAAGTTTGGATTGTTCAATAATCCCACGTCTGGTAATTCCAATTGATCCAAGGTGTCTGCAAACAATTCCCAAGTGATTCGTTCACGCATGGCCAGGGTAGCAATGGTTTGTCCCAGACCTTGTGTCATGTTACCATATGGTAAATTGTCCAGAGCTTGTCTTGAGATAACATTGTCAGCATAACATAAATCTGCCGCTGTTTGTATGTTCCAAGGCTTGGCTAGGTTACATCCTGTGCGTTCAATGATGGCCTGCAGATTTGTTCCAGTGATGTTTTTTAGACCTTGCAATAATGTGTAGGGACTGGAATAATAAACATCGTCATCATCGTCAATGAATACCGATGCTTTTAACATTGCTTCGCGCAAGCCCACGTCCTCGGACATGCCTTGATCACGCAAGCTAATGATCAGTCCTGCAGGAGTACCAATCCATTGGGCATCGTTTGGACTCCACAATGTACCAATATCTCGCATGGCCTGTGATACTGCACGTAGTCCTGCACGTATCTGATCGCCGTTGATACTGATCCCTGATGCTATCAGGCGTCGACCATTTTCTGTATTGTCAGCACCGGGACCAAAATTAGCAGTAACACCACCAGAAATTAAATCTACAAATGTTTTACATGCAGTGAGCAATTCACTGACAGCACCCAATGCACCAAAGATGCTGGCAAAACCATTGCCTGTAAAACTTGCCTGAGCATATGATCTGGCACGAAACATATTTTCCAAAAACTTCATTGGACTTTGCACAAGGTCATTCACTCGTTGCACAACAGAATTCACAATAGCATTTGGATTGACTCCAGCGGCCTGCGCCCCTGCGTTGACTGCACTCAGTCCAACCATTAGCGCAAATCCACCAGCATTGTTGCGAATAGCGTTGACCAGGATCACACTGGTACTGGCGGCATTCACAATGGATGTCAACTGCCCGCAGGTACGTGTTACACTTTGTAATCCACTGGCAGCTGCCGCAAAACCTGTTGGCGCAATGATAGCCAAAGGATCGTTCAAAAAACCCAAAACAGCCTGTGCCTGTGGATAGGTAATCTGCGGCTTGGGAGGCGGATTTGGGTAAGGTGACGGGGCTTTGGGTTGGGCGCCTATTACTACTGAAGTCATTGTGTTTTATCCATTATTATGTACTTATCTTGGTACAAATATGAGTATATTAAACAGTTATGATACCGCTGGGGTTAACAGACTCAATTCCGGTGGTGGTCTTGATGTAGTAATCTTGCACTTCACGTGCGCTAGGAGCATGGAACAGCACATGATTCTTGCTGACAGTGATATCCATGGCTGGATCTGCTGTGAACAAACTGGCAATCAGCATGATGCCCTTTTGGCTAGGAACCACAGTACAAGGGCGCTCTAGCTTGTAGTGAGTGTCTGTTTCTTCTGCCACACGGCCAATGATCTCGTCGCCGTTTGCAAGTTTGAATGTCACGAGTGCATTTGCATCGTACTTGGTTGATTTCGAAATTAACATTTTATCCTTTGAGAGTTTGAAAAAATTCAGAGTCTTTTTTAGCAAGCCCTTGATAGCCACCTTCAACCAATAGCTTACCATCTTTGTAAATCTGTGGTACTGTGCGATGTCCTTCAGCTAGTATGAAATCCTTTGCTGATGCATCTTCGTCAATCTTTACTTCTGTGTAGTCAACACCTTTGAGCTTGAGCAAATTCTTTGCTTGTACGCAGAAGGGGCAGTTGTTTTTTGAATATACTGTTACCATTTATAAACTGAATCCTTTGAATGTATCATTGGTGACGTCTTGCTTGGTGCCGCCAATCACATAAGTAGTTATCTCAGTTTCCTGGGGGGCCACTTGAACTTCAGACCCGGCGATCCACTTCTGTGTCCAAGGCAGGGGATTTGACCCTGTCTTGATACCGCACTTCAGGCCAACCGTGTGCATACGCTTGCAGGTCAGCCAGTCAATGTAATCACACAACAATTGATAATTCAAGCCAATCATTGAACCGTCCTTGAACAAGTACTTGGCCCAGGCCTTTTCTTGTTCGGCCGCCTGAAGGAACATTTTTTCGCATTCTTCTAGTGTTTCTTCCTTGATTTTCACATAGTCTGGATCATCTGTGGGGAGGATTTTTAGTAGTGTTTGTGTTGCAGCCAAGTGTACGTTCTCGTCACGTGCAATCAGTTTAATAATCTTTGCATTGCCTTCCATCTTCTTGAGTTCGGCAAATGCCCAGGAACAGGCAAAGGATACATAAAATCTTATGCCTTCCAATGCGTTGACAGAATTTATTGCCAACCACAATTTTTTCTTAAGTTCGTATCGGTCAACTGTGATATTCTTTCCATTGACCACGTGGTTGCCTTCGCCCAGCATACTGTGCCAACCACTTGCCTCAATCAGTTCGTCGTAGTACCTGCTGATGTCTTTTGCACAGTTGACAATCTCTTCAATGTCTGTGAGTTCATCGAAGATGATGCTAGGGTCTGAATATACATTACGAATAATATGAGTATAGCTACGACTGTGAATTGTTTCATTGAATGTCCATGTTGTGATCCATGTTTCTAATTCAGGAATAGAAACAAGTGGGCCAAACGCCATTGCTGGCGCACGACCTTGTACTGAGTCTAGTAGTATTTGTCGTTTGAGATTTGATGTAAAGATGTGTTGTTCAAAATTGGTTAGTTCTTTGAAATCTTTGCTGTCGTGAACAACGTCAATTTCCTCTGGTCTCCAAAAGAAGCCTAGTTGTTTGTCTGTCAGTTTATCGAACTGTCTGTACTTTAGTGTGTCATACCGCTGGATGGTCACAGCCCCAGCTGGGTCTAAAAAAGCAAAACTATCGGTGTGAGATTTTTTATTAAGATTGAATACGGACATTTTTATTTTTCTTTTCTTTTTTCTTTGATTAGATAACGCAACTTTCACAGTCTACTTGGTCAATGTCTTCCAGTGCCAATGGCTCTTTGGCCATCATCTTGTCCACATCAATTTCGCCTTGCCCATCATAGGTATTGAAGTAGTAAAGTTGTTTGCCGCCGTACTTGTAAAATTGTACCAAGTGCTTGAGCATGTCGCTCAATGGAATTTTTTCTTCTTCGTAGTGTTGTGGATTGTAGCTGGTGTTGACTGAGATGCCTTGATCGATATATTTTTGTAGAACAGCACAGATATTCATGTAACCTTCTGGGCTTTTCTGATCCCATAACAATTCGTATTTGTTTTTTAATCTACGGAACTCTGGAACAACTTGTTTCAGCACTCCGTGCTTGCTTTGTTTAACACTCACAAACGCACGTGGTGGCTCAATACCATTTGTGGCATTGGCAATCTGTGCAGATGTTTCTGCAGGCATTAGTGCCATCAGGGTTGCATTGCGAATACCGGTGCTGAGAATCTGCTCACGCAATGCGCCCCATGGCATGCGCTCTTGATGTGGCACCAGTTCGTCAATATCTTTCTTGCGTGTGTCAATGGGCAACAGACCATCTGCATACTTGAGATCTTGCCAGCGCGAACACGGGCCTTGTTCTATAGCTAGGTCCGCACTGGCTTTGATCAGGTAATAACTCCAGGCTTCTGCATATTCGTCAACTAGAGCAAGTGCTCGAGGATCAGAATAACTTACATCGTTCTTGGCCAAGAAGTATGCTAGGTTGATGATACCAACACCTAGTGGGCGAAACTCTTCTGTGGCCAAACGTGCGGCTTTAACTGGATAGTCTTGATAACTCAACAAGGCATCCAAGCCAC